GTTTTATATATATATTATTTGTTTACCTTTTGTTAGAATACACTTTAGCCTGGTAATTGTGGATCTTCAATTCTCTCATCATGTGACACAATGCAGAAATGTTATTTTCAACCATAGAGGGATGACAATTTTCGTACAGGGCATTGGCCTCTACAGCCCCACTAACACTGTACCAGTTCGGGATCGAAACACTTGGGTTGATTTCTTTGGCGATTTCCAAAGAATGTTTTATACCACCCAACGTGAAACAGTAAGAGAGGCACCTGTTTTTGTGCTTGTCTATACCATCCACTCCCAAATGAGTGTAGTTTGATACTGAGAATCTGTGCCTAGTGCGGTTAAACCAAGGGCACATCTCTATGAAATCACCCAAATTATGTACTATCATTGAAAGGAAACCACCGACATGCCTCCTTTGTGTGATTTTACTGATCATATTGTACAATTCTTTGGTCTCAGTACCATGCTGCTTGACATCCAACTCTCTGGATGATAGGAATATAATGTCATCTCCTAAAAACATCGTCAACTTAATGTGCAATTGGTTTCGCATGCAGAACCTGTTGTGCACTATTAAGTTTGTGATCGCGTTCCCGAGCGCTGTAGTAACTTGGCCAGTTAACCTCATCGCATTCCAAGCACCATAGATACCATGACCTTTCCAGCGCCAATTAATGTGACACAGCTTATAAAACTCTAAAAACGTCTGATCCACACCCAACAACTTGTAAATCTCAAATTCAACATTGATTATCGATAAAGTGGTCTGCCGGTCTTGTGCTTCCAAGTCATCCTCTACAAAGTACTCAACACCACCCACGACTCGTAATCGCGCATTTATTTGCTCAGGTGTCATGCCGTCCACGTATTGGAAAGTGTCTTTGAGCAATTCTTTGAAACGTTGCTTAGCCTTTAGGAACACTGGTGATGCTATTGCTGACAATGCATAACTGGACGCCAATATAGATCTTGAAGTAACTTCATTTAACCACCTGGAAATCTTACTCATTTTAGTGGTTTGTTCTATCTTGGCATGAACCCTCACACTATTCACCGGTTCTCGTTCCCACCCCATATTTAGTAGATTTTGTAAATCTTGAACCACTTTCCCAGGACTGTTATGTTGTTTCACCCATTCCATACTAGCGAAAACATCAACAGTCAATGTGTCATCTAGGTAATCTTGGATGTACAATTG